AAGATAAACACAGCGACAAACGCTACAAACAACAGAGACCTTTATTTAAAGTTGTTCTCAGGTGAGATGTTTACTGGCTTCCAAAGAGAGACAATCGCACGTGACTTAGTCATGAAGCGTACACTCACAAACGGAAAGAGTTTACAGTTCATCTACACTGGACGCACCAGTGCGGAGTACCACACACCTGGAAATAGTATATTAGGAAACTCTGACAAAACTCCTCCAGTAGCAGAGAAGACAATCACAGTAGATGACCTACTCATCTCCAGTGCATTTGTCTATGAGCTTGATGAGACTCTTGCTCACTATGACCTACGTGGTGAAATCTCTCGTAAGATTGGTTATGCTCTAGCTGAGAACTATGACCGCAGAATCTTCAGAGCTATTACTAAAGCTGCTAGGCAACCAAGCCCAGTAACTATGAGTAACTTTGTAGAACCTGGTGGTAGTGTTCTAAAAGTTGGTGATGATGATAGTACCGCAAAGGCAGATGCTTATGACTCAGATAAACTTGTAACTGCATTCTATGATGCTGCAGCAATTCTTGATGAGAAGGGTGTTTCTGGTGAAGGACGTGTAGCTGTTCTTAACCCAAGACAGTACTATTCACTGATTCAAGGTGTAAATGGAAATGGTCTTATTAACCGTGATGTACAAGGTACAGCCTTGCAGTCTGGTAATGGTATCATTGAAATTGCAGGCATTAGAATCTTCAAGTCAATGAACATTCCTTTCTTAGGTAAGTTCGGTACTGATGCTGGTACTAACACAAGAACTAAGTATGCATCTAACGACAATGCAGGTTCATTCGTTGGTGCAACAATGGATGATCAAGATGCTGCTGCTAATGGTGGTACACCTGCAGGCGGTCAGAAGACTACAAACAACTATGGTACAGCTGCTAAGTTTGCAAACTCCTGTGGACTTATCTTCCAGAAGGAAGCTGCTGGTGTTGTAGAAGCTATTGGACCTTCTGTTCAAGTAACTTCAGGTGACGTATCCGTGGTTTACCAGGGTGATGTTATTCTAGGTAGACTTGCAATGGGTGCAGACTTCTTGAACCCTGCTGCTGCAGTTGAACTAGTAGCTGGTATTGATGTTTCTTCTAACTTCAATGACACTGCTGTTTCAAACGCAAGTTTCACTTAATTTATATTTATATTTATACACACACAGGGAGGTTTCGGCCTCCCTTTTTTTTTTATTCATAACTCTTAACCATGGCTTTTCCAACTGATAATGAACTAGAACCTACAAACCAAATATTAATGTCAATTGGTCAAGCGCCTGTTACAACCTTAGATCAAACCAACCCTGACGTTGCGATTGCATATAACACTCTACTTGAAGTCAGTAGAGAAGTACAGGCTGAAGGATGGGCTTTTAATAGAGAGTATGATGTAACCTTTACACCTGATACAGATGATTATATCTTAATAGCATCTAATATAATTAGAATAGATTTAAACCATAACCCTACTAATGCCAGTTCGAATGCTAAAACAAATTCAGTTATAAGGACTGATATATCTGATAATCAAAGAAAACTATACGATAAATATGACCATACTTTTAAATGGACTGGAACAACATATAAATGTGATGTTGTTTATAAATATGATTGGATTGATATACCAGTACCAGTTCAGGATTATATAACTTCTAGAGCTGCTACTGTAGCTTCAAGTCGTATTGTAGGAGATCCACAACAGTATAGATTATTACAACAAAAAGAAGCTTTAGCAAAAGCTACTGCATTAGAGTATGAATGTGATCAAGGTGATTACTCATACTTTGGGTTCCCTAGAGGACGTAACTACCATGCAACTTATAAACCTTATGAGGTTCTTACAAGATAATGGCGAGTGTAACACAATTAGTACCAGATTTTTTAGGTGGTGTATCTAAATTACCTGATGATAGAAAATCCCCAGGCCAAGTAAGAGAAGCAATAAATGCTTATCCTGATTCCACCTTTGGTTTAACAAAAAGACCAGGATTAAAATTCCTCAAAGCATTAGATCAAACTGATCAAGGTACTGTGTTTAGCGGTACAGCGTTGGATAATGCTAAATGGTTTTATATACACCGTGATGGTGATGAGACTTATATAGGTTGTATTGTAGGACATGGTACACCTGCTAGTGCTAATATACATATATGGAATGCTAAAGCAGATGGTAATGGTGAATATAAGAAGTGTACTGTTACAGCATCAGATACAAATAAAGAATATTTAAACAGTACAAATAAAAATGATTATCAAGTTCTAACAGTACAAGATACTACTATCATTACAAATAGAACTAAAGTTATCACACCTAAAGCTGCCGATACTTCTTTTATTGCTAATTCTCAAGCTACTATTCGATTAAAAGAAGTTAACAATAGTGCTACCTATAGTTTTGATATACAAGTAGGTACTGAAGCTGTTAGAACAGTATCAATAACAGCTACTAATGCTGCTACAGCTGATGCAATTTTAGGAGCTTTAAAAACTACTATAGATGGTTTAGCTAATTCAAGTACTGATGGGTTTGCAGCGTTTAAATCTGGAAGTTCTACTGTTTATAAATTATCATCTTCATTAGAAATTAAAAGTACTGCTGCATTCAAGATTACAAAGGTAATAGGTGGTACTAAAGGTGATGCTTTAGAAGTATTTCAAGATAAAGTAGGTACCGTTGCTAACTTACCTGCACAATCCCAACATGGTAGAATTGTAGAAATTGTTAATACTTCAGCTGATGAAGATCAATACTACTCTAAATTTGTTGCAGAAGATGAAGTTAGTGGTCCAGGGTATTGGGAAGAAACTTTAAAACCAGGTATCGCTAGTGGTCCAGGTTTAACTGCATCTAGAATGCCTCATGAGTTAGTTAATACCGGTCTTAATACATTTACTTTCCAACCTATTACATGGACAGATAGATTAGTAGGAGATGATGTTACTAACTCACAACCAAGTTTTATCAAGAAAAACTCAAGTAATGCTTATGTAGGGAAAATAGAACAAACCTTCTTTTCTAATAATAGATTAGGATTTTTAACTGGTGATAATGTAGTTATGAGTCAAGCAGGGGAATTCTATAATTTCTATAGTATTACTGCTCAAACAGCTACAGATGCTGATCCTATTGATATAAGTTGTTCTAGTGTTAGTCATGCATTATTACATGGTGTCTTACCTGTCACTCAGGGTTTAATGCTATTCAGTGAAAAGGAACAGTTCTTAATGTATTCTGCTGATGGTAATTTAAAACCTAGCACAGCGTTAATAAGAAGTGTTTCTAACTTTGAAATGGATACAGATATAGATCCAGTATCAATTGGACCTATTAATTACTTTGTTAGTAAGACTCCAGCCAATACCAGGGTATTCGGTATAGCCCCTCAGAGAGAGGGTCAGACGCCTGAAGTTATCGATATAGGTAAAACTGTATCTGAGTACATTCCAAACACCATGGAGAGCCTCCTAGCGAGCTCTCAGAACGCATTCGTATTACTCTATGGATCCAGTACGAACACAATTTATTTATACAGGATTTTACCAAGTGGTCAAGCACAAATAACATCTTGGTTTAATTGGAAATTACCTGGTAAAGTTTTACACGTAGAAGTTGATTCTGATGTTGTTTATATAGTTATCAAAGATGATTCAGATGCATCTAGTGGAAACCATAGATACCATCTTCTTACATCTAACTTAAGTGCTACACCAGAAGATGAAGCTCTAATCTCCAGTACAGGAGTAAGGATCAATCCTTATATGGATATGTATGCTAAAGCTTCTTCTATTGTAGCTGACTATGTAGAATCAATTACATTAACTGAAGCTGGTTCTAATTATAGTAGTGCTCCTACTGTAACTATTACTAATACTAATACAGATACTAATCCAGGTTCAAATGCTACTGCAACTGCAACCGTTGCTAATGGTGCTGTAACAGGGTTTACAATAACTAATGGTGGTACTAACTATTCATCTGGAGCTACTGTATCTTTCAGTGGTGGAGGTGGTAGTGGTGCTAAAGCTTTAGCTGTTATTGCTAATAAATCTAAATGTTATTTACCTTATGATGACATAGCTACACTTAACCCTTTAGTTATGAAAACTGGTGACGTTTCTTCTAACTTCTCAGCTATTACAGAATCAGGTCTTACTTATGCTACTACTAGAGGTACAGATAGTACTGGTGATTATTTTTTAATAACTAATGAAAATCTAATTAGTGATTTAAGTAGGATGATTGTTGGATATGAATATGAATATGATATCCATTTACCTAAAACATTCTTTAGACAAAACGGTGCTGTACCTGATTACACAGCTAATCTAACTATTTCTAGGATGAAGTTTTCTGTTGAAAGATCTAGTGCTATAGGTTTTAAAGTACTGTCTAAAGGAATAAGAGGTGAGAAACAAATCTTAACTGGTGATAACAGTACAACAGCATTTGAAATATTTATAGATTATGTCGATAAAAACGATGTAAAAGTATTAGTAAATGGTACAGAAGAAAAAGGTTTCACTTTAAGTGATCCTACTGCTACTACTAAAACTCTAACTTTTACTACTGCACCAGCTTTAAATGCTAACATTGAAGTATTTATCGACCCATGGTATGAAATAGTACCATCACAGTTAGCTAACACATATTTAGCGAATGATGTTCCATTAAATGAACAACATGTATTTTCAGTACCAATACATCAGAGGACAGATGCGTTTTCTATGAGGGTGTTTAGTACTGCACCTTTCCCTGTATCGTTAACATCATTGATGTGGGAAGGTAACTATTCACCGAGATTTTATAGGAGGACTTAAATATGGGTGCAGATTTATTGCTTTTGGCAGAAAAGGTAGGTCCATGGGTAGGAGTTGTAATGAGTTTATTTGGTGGAAAAAAAGAAAATAAACAAAACCGAGAATACCAAGAAGCATTACTACAATCACAGTACGAATATGGATTAAAAGTACATTCATATAACGAAGCGGAAGCCTGGGATGACTGGGCATTCCAAATGGATCAAGTTGAAGTAGCTCGTATGAACGAGCAAAACGCTATTAATCATAGTAATCAAAAATTAGCAAATGATTGGATTAATGCTGAAAATAATAGACTATTTAATTATTCAAATGAGATATCAGCTTACAATGCTAGTGTCTCAGCTTTTCAAGATCAATTAGAAGTAAATGATATTGTTAATCAATTAGCTATATCTGATAACGATCGGCAACATAAAGAAAATTTAATTGAATTAGGTTTTAAAAATGAAAATTTAATAAATGAAATCTTTACACAACAAGAAGGCCTTGCTAAACAACAGAAACGAAGTAATGAAGAATTAGGTTTAAAGTATGCAGAAGGTGTAGAAGGTGTTCAATATGCACAAATTTCTGGAGAAGAAACTAATGCATTAAAACTAGTAGCTTTAGATCAAAAAGCAGAAGCTGTAAGACGTTCTGCATTAACTGCTGAATCACGTATCAGCCTTTTAAGTGGTCAAGATTCTGATGAAGCTAGAATGCAGTTACAATCCTTAGCTCAAAACTTAACTCAAAAACAATATGAGAAAGCTTTTGAATCACAGAAAGCTACTGTATCTAGTTTAACTGCTGAAGGTCAAATAGCAGCTGGTGGTCAAACAGGTAAATCAGCAGCTAAACGGATGCAAGCACAACTAGCATCATTAGGTACTATGCAAGCTGCATTAACTGCAACTATGTTGAATACTGAAAACCAATACAATTTAGATAAAAATAAAGTGGTTCAATTACTTGAAAATAAAAAGGCATTGAGTACTCTTAGTTATGAAGAATTATCTAATCAATTACTAGACCAAACTCTTGATCTTAGTTCTGAAGCTGATAATATTGAATTAATTAATAAGCATTTATTTGCTGAAGGTAAGTTGAAAATAGAGCAATTAGATAGATCTACTGAATTACGTAGTTTACAGATCGATGAAGATTATGAATTAGGTCTTGGACAAACCAAGAGGAAACTTGATACAGGACAAGCTGAACTAAAAGAAGCAACAATAAGTGCAGAAAATGCATATGAGTCTTCAACAGCTAAGATACAAATTGATAAGTATAAAGCTGATGTTGCAGCACAAGATGCTCTTGCTCCTAAACCTACTTTACCTCCTCAAGCACCTAGACCATTAGCTATACCAAAAACAGAGTTCCAGAATCCAAGAGAACCTGTTACACCACCATTACCTCAAAAAGGTGTAGCACCTCCTCAACCTAATCCTTTAAGACAAGCAATAAGAGATGGTTTAACTATACATTCAGCACTTAATTCAGGTTAAATAACCATGGGATATTATAGAAGTTATGCCTCTGCACCTGTCTCTTATTTTAATTTAAATCCTAATCTTTTAAATAAAATAGAACAACAGGCAGAGAAGACTAGACGTTGGAATCAAACAAGGACTGCATTAGCTGCTAATAACGCTGATGCAATCCATCAAGCTTTACAAAGACAAGCTGCTAAAGATAGTGAGATTAGGGCACAAAACCGTGCATTACAAAAACATTTCAAAGAACAGTGGGTCAAAGCTGATTTAAAGAATGTTAAAACTGAATTTGAAAATAAAGCTAAGATAGCTGAAGCTAAAGCAAAAGAGTTAGCTGCATGGAAAGATTTTATTCCTACTGCAGCTGAAGGTCTTCATGCTCTTAGAAAAGGTTGGGAAGAAGGGCAAATTAAAATAGCTAAAGGTATTCATCAAAGAACTGGTATTACAGATATAAAAGCTTATAAACAAAATGTAGTAATAGGTGAGAATTTAGAGGAATTCGAAAAAAGTGAGAATACTTTTAATAGAAAACTTATTGATAAACATGGTGGTAATGTAAAGAAAGCTAGAAAAGAAGCACAAGTAATATCAAGGTTAAGTAAATATGGTCAAAGATATTTAAAAGAATTTGCTGATTTATCGTGGGCTCAAGGTTTTACTTCAGAAGCTAATTATGGAAAAGGTTCACAACGTGTACTATTAAATAATGAAAAAGTTGATGTAACCTTACCCCAAGTACTGGCAGGTATGAAAGATGACCCTGTACTATGGAAGGGTGCTCTCGATACTATTATCCAAACAAACCGCACTACTTTCAGTGAAAGAATAGGTAATAATAATTCTAATAACGATCAATTGTATTCTCTTTTAGATACAAGAGAATCTAAATTACGTAAAGCATATGCTAATGCTGACGATAAAGCAACACGTGACCATCAACTGAATATAAAAACAGCTAAGATGAATCTTGATCTTAGCCCAGGCCAAGAAACTGGTAATGTAGGAGCAAGAGTTGTCAAGTATATTAGTGTAGAAGCAGGTAAAGGTGAGGAATATTTAGCAGCAGCAAATGCTGAAGCAACTTCAATGTTTATTGAAGGTATCAATTTAGGAAAGATACAATACGCAAAAGGTGCTGAATCTTTATTAGATACTTATATTGATGTCGATGGAACAACAACAAGAAAAAAATGGGGAGAACATCATTCTGGAAAAGCAGGTGAAATACAAGAGGCTTTAACAAAATTCTATAAAGAGTCTAATGAACAAACTTCAGCTGCTAGGAAATTTGCAGTTGAAACAGATCAACAACAAGCAGATGCATTAGATGTACAATTAAAAGATGCAGATAAAAATCAAGTACTCGAACTATACCAGCTTGCTGTAAAAAATAAACAAGGTCCAAAGGTAATTACAAAATTAAGTAATCGTCTTACCCAATTCCAAACATTAGATAAAGAAAATGCTAGAGATATAGAACGTAGAATGATTGCTGGTGATTACTATTCTGAAAAAACTATAAGAAACCAAGGTTTTGATGATGCAACAGTAACACATTTATTAGGAGTAAAAAACAAATATGATGTAGGTGCTTTAAAACCTGAGTTTAAAAAATTAGTCACAAAAGCTTCTGTTGCAGCTATTGATAGTGCTGTTAAAATTAATGCCTTAGATGATCGAGCATTGCCAGATCCAACACAATTCTGGGCTCATAATGAAGCATTCGAGGATATGAAATTGATATATAGAAATTTAAGATCACAAACTGATGCAAATGGTAATCCTTTACATTCTGAAAAGGATGCAGCAACAGAAGCTTCAGAGATTATAACTAAAAATATTCGTGAAGGTAAGAATGATGAAAACAGTAAATGGTATATAAAAACATTACGAGATGGTGTTGCTGTATCTGGATACTTCCCTAATTTAGATTCAGGGATAGATCCAGATATATCTGAATTACCTTTACAAGTTGCCAGAAAAAAATTAAAAGATAACTCAACAGCTTGGCAAACAGAACAAATATTACCTAATAATACTCTGAAAACTTACGCACGTACTGGTCTAAATACTCCATTAATTAATGACGTTAGAAAAAGAATCAAAATTAACGGAAAAATGGTTAGTGAAAAAGTTTTTATGGATGCACAGTTTGCAGCTTATAATGCAAAAAATGAAAATAAATTAGAACTAACTTCAACTTCACAACAAAATCAGAACAGACGTATGAAACTATATCATCCAAATAGAAAAGTACTTGTACCACAAGGTTACAATGATAATAGTGAGAAGGTAAATGAAGGGGGATCATTAAATAACACAATTAGTTTCAAAAATTGGCATGATAAAGAAAGGCTTGGTGTCGAAGCTTACACTATAAAATATGAGGTAAGTTAAATGGAATTAGAACATCAAATTAAAGATGAAAATGAAACTTTAGATCATTACTCAAAACCAGAAGACCAACCAGTAACTGAAGAGACTGGTCCTGAAGTAGCAGAAACACCTGAGGTACCTACTGAAGCTTTAGATCCTTCTGTAGAATATACTAAACCAGAAGCTCAGCCAGATAATTGGTATCAAAATCTGATGAGTGAACATTTAAAGCCAGGCATTAATGCTAAAGATGCAGCTGTCTTAGGTGTCATAGATTTTGGAGTAGATGCTGTTAATCTAATCCCAGGTATGGGAGGTGTTAAAAGATGGTGGACAGATAACTCTCCAAGATCTGATCATCCTGCACATAAAATAGTAAGAGATGCAAGTTCTATTATTATACCAACCTTAGCAGGCGGTGGTGCAATAGTAGGAAAGGCTCAGGTAGCTACAAAATCAATGTCCTTACCTAAGTATTCAAGAACTATAGGTAAAGTCTCAGCTCTTTTAGGAGTTGATACAGCAGTGACTGCTATCTCATCTCATTCAACACGTGATCATAATATAGCTGGTACCTTAAATAATTGGTTAGGTTGGAATATACCTTGGGCTACTAGGGATAGTGACAGCCCAGATGTATTTAGAAAAAAGAATGTTTATGAAGCTGCTGGTATGAGCTTTGCATCAAGCTTATTAGAACTTACTTATGGTCTTAATAAAATTGCTAGAACTCTACCTAAAACTGATAAAGCAGCTAAAGCAGTTAAACCACGTAATATAAAAGTAGAAGATAATACTACACAAGCAGTTGAATTATTAGAATCAGGTAGAAAAGAAGCTAAACGTCAAGAGATACTCAAACGATTAGCAGCTGATCCTGAAGGTACTAAATATGATCCATTTATAAATAAAGAAACAATTGGACCTGAAGCAACAGTTACTATGGGTAATAACCCAGACCCAACAGGTGCAGCTCTGGATTATGTTAGAATAGAACAGAATATGGGTACGACTAATGGTAGAGCTAGACCAGTAGTTACTGATGGTACAATGAATTTCATTTCAGATGCTGATCCTACTATTCGTTCTCAAGAAATAAAAAAATTATTTGATGAAGCAGCTATTAATGAAACTGCTGCTGAAGTAGGTAGTGTTATTATACCACCTGATGAATTAGCAAAAAGTGTTAACAGATTATATGATAAAGTTTTTGATTCTGAAGTTCCTTTAAAAGAAATAGAAGATATTGTTTCAGGAATGAAGCTTAATGTATTTCAACAAAAAAACTTTCTTAATGAAGAAAACTTTAATGTCCTATCCAAAGTATTCAGAAAATCTTTATTAGATATATATGATACTGATGTAATGAAAGGTTCAGCTATGATAGCTAACCAAGCAGCAGGTGAAATATCTGATGCAGCCGCAGCAGTCAGTGTACTTGGTGAGACTTTAAATTCTGGTAGACAACAACAATTAATCTTCCAAAAACTAAAGACACTTACTAGAGAGATAAGAACTAATCAATATATCTCTGGTAAAATGCTTCAGTATAAGAAACTAGCTAAAACAGCTTCAGCAGCTAAAAACCCATCACTTCTACATGGTTGGTTATTAGATCAGAATGAAGAATTTACTAAAGGGTTTACAGCTATCCAACGTGAAAGTGGAGATATTCTAGAAACTTTAGAAGAGATTTCTCAACGTAATCCTGAATATTTAAAACCTTTAATACTTGCATTTGAACAAACAAATGGTAAGGTTGATGAACTTCATAAACTAC